AAGCATGCAGCAAACTCCTGCAGTCACTTAAAAAGTATTTTAAGAATATTCTTGTCATCTCTCACATAGATGCTATTAAAGATGTTGTTGACAACACGATTGAAATTACAAAAAATGGAGTTGATTCTTATGTCTACCAAGCATAATGTCATTTTTTTAGATGATTCGAATGAAAATGATGTATTTTTTTGTGAACTTTGCAGATTTCCGCTAAAAACAATTGATGACTTTACAAGGAACAAAGAATACAACTGCTGTGATGAATGTTTTATGAAATTTGCTGAAGCTAGGAAAGAAGATTGGAAAGAAGGATGGCGACCAAATAAAACTGTCTTGGAAGCGTATATTTATCTACGCAGAAGCATGCTCTCAAATAAAACATCTAAGGAGATGAAATGAATACTCAAGAGTACAATATTTTAAGCGCTGTGACAGATACAACATATCGTGACGCGTCAGTCGCAGGTTCTTTTAAAATTATCCCTAAGATTACAAGCGAAGGAACACTAACAGTAACATGCATGGTTGTTGTTAATCTTCTCAACAGAAGCGAAATGCAAAAAGAGTCTGACAAGGCTGCAGATCAGCTGGACAAAGCGTGTAATGAAGAAATGAAAAGAATCAAGAAAGACTTCAAAGCCCAATCAGGGCGTGCCTTAAAGACAAAGAAGTCATTAGTCGACCACTCTGTTGAGCTTATTTCTTTGTCTGGGTATTCACCAAAAGGCACAGCACTAGTTAGACGAGTTTATAATTTTGAGGTATCGTGATTGGCCAAACAAGTTAAACAAAAATCACAGCAAGTTCAAGAAATTATAAAGTGTGGCAAAGATCCAAATTATTTTTTTAAAAATTATTTAAAAATACAGCACCCTGTAAGAGGATTAATTCCATTTGACACTTATGAGTTTCAAGATCAGTGTGTTGAAGAATTTTTAGATAATAGATTTAATATAATTCTTAAGTCTAGACAGCTAGGATTGTCAACACTTGTTGCTGCTTATTCTGTTTGGATGGCTATATTTAAAAGAGAAAAAAGTATTTTAATTATTGCGACAAAACTAAGTGTCGCACAAAACTTTATTACAAAAGTTAAGACAATGATAAGATCACTACCTAAGTGGCTTATGCTACCTGAAATTGTTGCTAATAATAAGCAGCTAATACAATTTAGTCACGGCTCACAGATTAAAGCAATACCCACCTCCGAGGACGCCGGCCGCTCAGAAGCACTTTCTCTTCTTATCGTAGATGAAGCTGCATTTGTTAGAAACTTTGACACAATATGGACGGGTATTTATCCAACAATTTCAACAGGAGGTCGCGTTATAATTCTATCAACACCAAACGGTGCAGGAGGGCAGTATTATAAGCTATACACTCAGGCTGAAGCAGGATTAAATGAATTTAATCCAATAAAGCTTCCTTGGGATGTGCACCCTGAAAGAGGTGAGGAGTGGTTTGAAAATACAACATCTAATCTTTCTAAGCGTCAAATAGCGCAAGAATACTTGTGTGACTTTACAACAAGTGGCGAAACATTCTTAGGTGCGGAAACATTAGAATCGTTGAGAACAACAGTCAAACCACCGATTGACAGGCTGGGGGATGATAAAAATGTATGGGTGTGGAAATACCCCCTGTCAGAGCACAGTTATATAATTTCTGCTGATGTTGCTAGAGGTGACGCGAAAGATTACTCTACTTTTCATGTCATCGATGTCGATGAAGGTGAGATAGTTGCTGAGTATAAAGGGAAAATTCGCCCAGATACTTTTGCTGAACTTCTTAATGAATTCGGCCTAAAATATAATAAAGCACTTCTGTGCCCGGAAAACAATAGTTACGGATTTGCTACAATACTAAAACTTTTAGAAGTTAAGTACCCAAGACTGTATTATAGAAGAAAGTCTGATACTGCGTACGTTGGAAATTATATACCCCCTTCAACTCCAGAAGCTGCTGGATTTAATACAAATGGTAGGACAAGGGGGACAATTCTTGCTAAACTTGAAGAAGTTTTAAGAAATAAGCAAATTACAAGTTACTCATCTAGATTTTATGAAGAATTAAAGGTGTTCACATGGACTGGTGGAAAGGCGCAGGCAAAGCGAGGTTTTAATGACGATTTAGTTATGAGTCTTGCAATAGGCACCTGGCTTTATGATGCTAGCTCAGACCACAGCAAAAACTCAAAGGCACTTAATGATGCAATGTTATCTGCTATGAAAGTTGAAAAGAAGATATATGATCAAACACCTGAGGCTGCTTTAAAAGATGTGCATACAATTCCTGTGTATAGATCCGGTACTAATCACGACAAGAAAATAGTTAAAACAGATATTAATAAAGCTTTAAAGCGTAGTACTATTGATGATGATATGCTTTGGGTAATTAAATAAAGAGTAAAGTTATGGCAGAAAATCAAAATTTATTTGGGAGATTAACAAGGCTGTTTAGAAGCGGTCCAGTTGTTAAAAGAAATGTCTTAAGACAGAGAGATAGTAAAACATCAACAGCGTTTGAGACTTTTAGAAAAAATCAGTCACAAGTTTATTCTGCTGCAATGAGTGCTTATGGCACTTACGACAGGATGGCAAGATATTCAGATTTCAGTGAGATGGAGTACACGCCAGAGATAGCTAGTGCACTAGACATATACGCAGAGGAATCAGTTGCAGCGGACGAAAATGGCAAAACATTGCATATTTACTCTGAAAATTCAAAAATTAGAGAAATTTTAACAGAGCTTTTCTATGACACGTTGAACGTTGAGTTCAATATGACAGCTTGGGTTAGAAATCTTGTCAAGTATGGTGATTTCTTTCTGTTTAATGATGTGCACCCGCAGTACGGAGTTATAAATGCTTATCCCTTGCCAATTTCTGAAATAGAAAGAGAAGAAGGGTTTGATACAGAAGACCCCATGGCTGTTCGTTTTAGATGGGTCACACAAGGTAATCAAGTATTAGAAAATTGGCAAATATCACATATGCGACTCTTGGGGAACGACGCGTTTCTCCCATATGGGTCATCAGTTCTCGAACCAGCAAGAAGAATATGGCGACAGTTAATTCTATTAGAAGACGCAATGTTAGTGTACAGGATAGTCAGGGCACCTGAAAGACGTGTATTTAAAATTGATGTTGGAAATGTGCCTCCTGAAGATATTGCAAATTATATGGAACAAGCGCAATCAAGTCTAAAAAGGTCGCCTGTTGTTGATAAAACAACAGGGAAAGTTGATCTTAGATATAACCCACTCTCTGTTGACGAAGATTATTTCATCCCTGTTCGGGGGAGCGAGTCAGGAACAGACATCATAACGCTAGCAGGTGGAACTGTTGCAGGAGAAACTGATGATGTTGAATACATTCAAAAGAAGTTATTCTCTGCATTGAAAATCCCCAAGGCATACCTTGGATATGACGAAGGTCTGGGCGCAAAAGCAACTTTGTCGCAAGAGGACATAAGATTTAGCCGAACAATTGCAAGAATTCAGAGAACTATTTTGTCTGAAATGAACAAAATAGCAATTGTTCACTTATACTGTCAGGGGTATACAGATGAAGATCTCTTGGATTTTTCTTTAAACCTCTCAAATCCATCTACGATTGCTCAACAACAGAAACTTGAACTATTTAGAACAAGATTTGAAGTAGCAGGATCTGCGCTTCAAACACCAGGATTGATAGACAGAGCATGGGTTCAAAAAAATATTATGAGATTATCAGATGAAGAAATAAGCATGATAAAGAAAGGATTGATTAGTGACAAGCTTGGTGATTTAGAAGTTGAATCTACTCAAATGGGCCCGTCTGAAGGGCCCGAAACTGGTACTTCACCCACTCCAGCACCCATCCCAGGCCTTGACTTAGAAGACCCTGATATCGGTGACATTGATCAAATGTCAGAAAAAAGCATCTTATCTTTGACAGACACTAATGCACCGATTAAAGCACAAAATATTATAGACACCAATACAAACATACTAAATGAAGATAGTGACGACGATGAAGAAGGTGAAGAAGACTCAAATTTAACAGAATTTGAAAAGTGGCAAGAAGAAGCACAGGAAAAGTATAAAAGAAAGAGATCTAAAGCAAGGCACTCTATTGTTGATGATCATTCAAGCACATACCAGAGAACTAGAAATCAAAACTCTGTTGATGGTTTGTGGAGAAATATGAGCGACTTAAAACAAACTGTTAAGTCGCCAAGGACTTTAAGCGGGATTTCATCAGTTCTTCAAGAAGAAGATTTCGATATTAGTGAATACTTAGATACGCAAATTAAAAAAAATGCTACAATGACTAATCGATTACAATCAACATTAAATAAATTTGACAACACCCACGGAAAACCAGCTAATAAAAGTGTATTAATATCTGAGAATAATTCGTCAGATGAAGAGGATGATAATGTCTAAACACAATAAGAAAAGAAATGTTGGAATTATTTACGAACTTTTGCTCAGACAAATATCAAGCTGTCTTATAGAAGGTGATATGACTGGCGTTAAAAATTCAACAAAAATTTTAGAAAAACATTTCAATAAAAATACAGAGCTATTTAAGGAATTTAGGCTTTTTAATGCAATAGCAAAAAGTTCTGTAAAAAATACAGAAGTTGCCGCTGCAATATTGACAGAGGCCAAGGCAGCTTCTAGAAGATTTAACAAGAACAAGCTTAATAAAGAAAAATCAACGCTTATAAGATCAATTAATTATAAAATAAAAGATCCAAACTTTTATTATAGAACTGTACCTAGCTATTCTCAGTATGCCTCAATACAGAATCTGATCAATGAATGGCAAAAAGGTGACAAGTCAGACTTAAGAAAGTTAGTTGAAATAGAAAAGAAGACTATTGAGTGGCTTCTTGAAGATAAAAATGAGATAAACTTAAGTGAAGAAAGAAAAAATTTAGAAGCATCTGATTCGAATAAGCTTGTTGTAAAGATAATGACAGAAAAAATTAATAATAAGTACGGAACATTAACAAATGAGCAAAAAGAAATAATTAAAAATTATGCAATTTATGGATCTAGACAAGAAGACCATAGAAAATTAACAAAATTTTTAAGATCAAGAAAGTTAGCAGCTATTAAAACAGTTAATGAATTTTCAGCTACAAATGAAAACAAGTACATTTCAGAAAAAGTTCGGCCAGTTTTAGAAAAAATTGATTCTTTGAATCCATCTGAAATTTCAGATGTATCAATTATTAAATTCTTAACTTTAACAAAGCTAATAACAGAAATCAAGGGTGAATAAAATGAGTCAAAATCTAGAATTACTTACAGAATGGTGTCCTATTAACGCAACCAAAGATATGATTAAAGAATCTAGAGAATTGAATGGTGGGAAAATAATACTCAAAGGTGTATTACAAAGAGCTAATACTTTAAATCAGAACGGGAGAATATACCCACAGTCAATCTTAGAAAGAGAAATGCTTAATTATCAGAAGCTGATTCAGGAAAATAGAGCCATGGGTGAATGCGACCACCCTGATACGTCTGTAGTTGAGTTGAAAAATGTTTCTCACGTTGTTAAGGAAGCAAGAATGGAAGGGGACACAGTTTTTGGATCTGTTGAAATTCTAGACACTCCAAGCGGAAAAATTATTCAAAGTTTAATTGAGAGCGGTGTAACATTAGGAATATCATCTAGAGGCGTTGGGTCAACAAAACGACAAGGAGACACTCAAGTTGTTCAAGAAGATTTTCAATTAATTTGTTTTGATATGGTTTCTGAGCCATCAACACCCGGCGCATTTGTTTTAAGAGAAGGAAAACGCGTTTCAAGAGCCGATCTTTCAAAAACTTTTAACAAGTCTGATCGGGTTGATAGAATATTTAATGAAATATTACTATGGGAAGAATAAATGAGCAAATTAACAAAATCAGACCTAAAAGTTATTGTTAAAGAGTGTCTTATAGAGATTCTTGCTGAAGGGATTGCAACGTCTTCAGCATCAAATAGATCAAGGTCAGCCAACAGAAAAACTGAAAAATTGAGAGAGTCAATTTTTAGAAATAGAAATTTATCAGGAATGAAATCGTCGGGATCGAGAAGTAAAAACGCCTCGCCCGTTCGATCTTCTCATCTTGACTCAATATCTTACGGATCTAATTCACAGGAACCGGAAGAACCAAAAAATATAAAGTTAACATCTGATCCAATTCTTAATGAATTACTTGCTGACACAGCAAGAAGTACACTTCAAGCGCAGACATCTGCAGAAAAAAGAAAAATGTCACATCAAGGTAGACCGGCTGATAAAGCAGCCATGGTAGTTGAAAACTCTACTCCTGAAGAAATCTTTGGAGAAGAAGAAGCAAGCAAGTGGGCAACTTTAGCCTTTGGTGCATAAAAAAACTTGAATAATTTTGTTTTCCGAGATAATTATTTGTGTATTTAGTTGAGTCCTATTTAATACACCCTAGGAGACAAAAATGAAAAGAGTAAGTAAGTTAAATATTAACACACTTAAACGTATTATAGGAGAAGAAAAAGCGAAGATTGAAAAAGAAAAAATTTACGAAAGACTTCCAAGAACTTCTAAAAATACTCGAAGTGTTTCTAAAAAAGCAAAAGTACTAAAAGAAGTCAGAGATCTTGTTAAGCTAAAAAAAGCACAGTATAAAAAGCTTCAAGAGCTTAAAGCAATTTTAAAAGCAAGAAAGAGAATTAAAAAACAGCTTGTTGAGAGGCTTTAAGGATGCCTGAACAAAGACAAATAGTAGTTCAGGCAGTTGTTGCACCCAACAAGGCAAAGGGCGCAAGAAAAGATGCGAATATGCAATCAATTTATAGTGCTTCTCCAATTTATGGAGGAGAGCTCACTGATGAAGAACGAAGAGCAGCATACCAAGATCTAGCACTCGACGGAGTTGTTAACGGTGGCCACGGAACGAATTCTTTTGATCGAGATTATAGCGGCGCGCCAGATATATCACAGGTTGAAACTGGCGGTGGCGGACTTCCTGCATCACCGTATATACCTAACTTGACATCACCCGGGCCCGGGAGCATTAGCGCAACTGATCAGCCTGTTTTTAATGGCGACTTGCCAAGCGAAGAAAGTAATGTTGAATTCGGTTCGGGACTTGGGGGAACTGCATCACCTGTTGAGTCATCTAAGAACATAAGCGAACAAACAATAATTGGAAATTATATTAGCGGCCGATCATACGAAGGATCTAACGGGTAAAAATGCCAAATTTTCTTCTGACCCCATATGACCCGCTCACAGGCAGATATGGGACTATATCAAAAGGATCCGGCCGCGGCACAACGCGACCGTTGTATATAAACCACCCAGCATACGATGAAGATGAAGAAGATGATAAAGATATAGAAATGTATGTCGACGAAATGAGTGATGAAGTTTTATCAAAAATTGAAAAAAAATTGGGAATGAACTATCTAGGAGGCACTGATTCTTCTAGAAGAGATAACGCCTCCCTGGTTGGAAATAACGGAATTCTAGAATTTGCAGGAGATCATAAAAATCCTGTGCCACAAGGCTTATCACCTAGATTAACGTACAGATCAAAAGGAAATACTAAGGGTCCCGCACTCAGTGCACAAGGAAGTGCAACGTATATTCGAAACAAGCCAGGAAGAATTAGTGGGACTCAATATGGAACTTCCAGGCCTCATAAAATACTTACAGATATAGAAGACGACGGAATAGATAGATTACAAGATATGCCTGATCCCATGGAGCGGGCTTTTCTAAGACACCAGAACAGAGTTAAAAAAACTCTAAATTTAATAAAAGAATGTTTGTCCAATGAGGACATTTAATCTTTACAGTGATATTTAATACATAGTAAAGGAAACAGAGGGCGTTATGTCGAGCAAAGTTTTTGAAGAAGCAATTGCAGATGCTAAAAAGTTGAAAGAAGTTGCGGAAGAAAATGCTAAAAAAGCAATTTTAGAAGCAGTCACACCTAGAATAAGAGAATTTATTGAAGGTCAGCTTTTAGAAGAAAGTGATGAAGAAGATATGAAAGAAACAGATGCAGAGATTCTAAGCACCTATGAAGTCGACACACATGACGAAGATATGAGCGACGAGGAGGTTGTCCTTGATGAAACAGCCCTGAGATCACTCGTTGAAATGTTAGGTGGGACAGAAATATTGGCTTCACTTCAAGAGGGCAATGAAGTCTTAAACGATTCTATTAGACATGCAGTTGATAATTTAAGCGAGTCTGAACGGCAAAAATTATTTAACTTGGCAGATAAAATTAATGAAAGTTCAGAACAATTAGCCTCTATGGGCATAAATAATAATGAAAATTCTATTCAGGAGAATGAAGAAATGAAAAATGAAAAGTTCTATGAGGTTGATCTACGTGCTCTTCGTGAACAGGTTGAACAAGAACTAACTAGCGAGTTAGACGATGATGAACAAGTTGAAGAGTCCTTAGAAGACGAATTAATGCGAGAAATTAAGCTCATGCTTGATTTAGGAGAAGAAATTGAAGAAGATGATCTACCAGAAGATCTTCTTAGCATGCTCGTTGACGAAGAAGGCGACGAAGAAGGCGATGTTGATGAAGAAGAAGGTGATCTCGAAGACATGGAAGGCATGGAAGACATGGAAGGAATGGAAGACCTTGAAGACCTACCTGAATTAGGGGACGAGGAAGAAGCGCCTGTTGAAGACCTTCAAGAAGTTTTTGATGTAGATCCAAGAGTATTAAGACAAGAATTAGCACGTGTTAGAAGGCAGCTTAGAGAAGGTAAGGGCATTGCTAAGGACATGGAACATCACTTTGGCGGAAAAGGAAAATCCAATGCTGGTGTAAAGAAATCATTTGGTGGGGGCGCAGAAGGCAAAGATCCTTTCGAAAGCCCGCCCCAATTAAACAAGCTTAACGAAGCAATTCGTAATCTGAGACGCAAGAATCGATCTCAGCAGGAGAAACTGACCAAATACAGAAGTGCTGTACAAACTCTTCGTGAACAGTTGGAAGACCTCAATCTATTTAACGCCAAGTTGCTTTATGTAAATAAGCTGCTTCAGAACAAGTCTCTTACAGAGTCTCAGAAGAAGTCAGTTATTAAAGCACTCGATGAAGCTAAGAGCTTGACCGAGACAAAGACGCTATATAGGTCATTGACAGAATCACTATCACAATCCGGAAAAACTCTTGCTGAGTCTTCTAGATTTGGTAGTTCATCTCGTACAACAACTTCATCCGCTAGCAGAAGTGTTAGTGAAGCTGCTGGAGAGATGTCAAGATGGCAAACTCTTGCCGGATTGAAATAATCTTTTAACTTAATCTACTAGACTGTTCTTAAAATAAAAAGGAGAAAATAAAAATGTCTAAATCATTCACACTAGATCAGCTTACTGAAGGCATCCGTGATCGTCACGTTGGTGCAGAAAGTGGCAGATTGATCTCCAAGTGGACCCGCACAGGTCTTCTTAGAGGCTTAAACGAGCACAAGCGCGAGACTATGGCTCGTCTTTTAGAGAATCAGGCAGCACAGGTTCTTCGTGAGGCAAACTCCCTCGGAGCTGGTGGCGGTGACGTTTCTACAACGTCAGGCGTCAACGGATTTTCCAACATCGCTTTCCCAATTGTACGTCGTGTATTCGGCGGACTAGTTGCAAACGAGTTGGTTTCCATCCAGCCAATGAGCTTACCTTCCGGACTTCTGTTCTATCTTGATTACACGTATGGCACCGACGTTGGTGGTAATAACGATCTTAACGCCGGATCTGGTACAGGTCAGGCTGCTGCAACTTTCAATGCAGGAGACTCACTTTACGGATCACCTGATGGTAGAGGCGTTCAGAAGGGTGCTTCAGCTATTGGTGGTCAGTATGATCTTGCTGGTACTACCTATTCCAAGGTTCACAATCAAGTTCGGGGTCTTGCGACATCTGATGTTATTGCTTCTGGCGCCTTCGGTATCGGTTCAACACTAACAGCAACACAAGGCGCACATGCGACAGGTTCTGACGGTAAGCTACTTCAGTTCGACCCTCAGCTCACTCGTCAGATTGAAGCAGGAACTCATGCATATTCTTTCACAGTTATTAGCACAGCTTCGCTAGCAAACCTTGACAAGACACAGCTTAAGTCCCTTGCAATCTCCAACCATGATGTTTCACTTGCAAACGATACAAACAAGGGAGGTCTCTTCCCGATTAGCGCTGATGTTCAGCAGGGGACTGCTATTATGAATGTTCGTCGTCTGAATCAGCTTGGTGACTGGTCTACAGCTACTAGCGCATGGACACCCGACCCCTTCAGTGGCGGACACGTTCTTCTCGTTATGAGTGGGGCTCATGCAGCAGCTTGTTTTGACCTCGGTCCCGTTCTTTCAGCTTCATTCGCAA